AATGGTTGCGTTATCCTATAAAATCCTATAAAGATATTTTCATGGTCACAGAAAGATATAATTTTATGAAAAAAATTAATAATTATGAGTGGTCAAGTCTATTGGACTTAACAGGAAAAGGACTTAACCAATTTAACGCTGTTGATCAAAATTTAAATTGTTCTCAACTTATGAACAATGCCAATTTAGATTGGAATGTTGAAATGAAACCCGTATTATTTGCTAAAGATACTGATATTGTTAAAAGTGACAAATTTTATTCTTTAGTAAAAGATGACCGTGAAGTTTTAGTGTCGGGATTAACTGATAGTTATCATCCTATGCAAAACTCACAAATTGCTCATATTGGGGATTATGTGTCAAGAAATACAGGTATCAAATTTGAACATGCTTTTAGCTACGATAGAGACAAATACGTCACTTTCTTAGCAAAGACTAACGGTCAATTTAATATTGGGGATGATGTTGTAAAGTCTTATATAATGTTTAATAACTTTCATACAGGGCGTGACAAATCATCAATTTTGACAACTAATATTTCTGTGTGGTGTTCGAATACTTTTATGAATGCTTTAAAAGATAACAGCCAATTTAAAATAGGAATTAGCCATAGAATAGAATTCTCAATTGAATTTGAAAACTTGGTAAAATCTAAAATTGATACGGCGTTAAAAAGCAATCAAGAATATTCAGAGCAAGCAAAAACCCTAGACGATAAACAAATAAAAGAAAGCGATTTATTGAAATATTTTATTCTTGTTTATAATCCTAAGTTATTAAATGACTTTCAAAAGTCTTCAATGGAATATAACTCATTGAATGATCTAGAGGGCTCAAATATAACTAATATTAAAAGATGTTATGGGGTTTTTCACGATACTATAGAAACTAATGGTAAAACTTATAAGTTACAAAATACAGGCAATCACGCAAGAAAAGACACATATTGGAAAGCGTTTAACTGTGTAACTTATAATGAAGACCATTTACGCGGCGGTGTTGATCAAATATCAAGCCGTTTAAAAAATAACTTTTTCACTAATGGAAAAGGTAATATCAAAACAAGCGCTATGAATACAGCGCTAGAATTAGCCGCATAAAATAAGTTTATCGCGGTTTAATTAATAACCCTTGTTATAATGTGACCTTATAACAGGGGTTTTTTTACGGTTGCTAAAATCCTATAATTTGATATAAACATATTAAGAAAGGAGATATTGAAATATGAAAAATACTATTAATTCATTTTATTTCAGAAATTGGTTTTTGAATTCTCAGTATCATAATAATTTTTCAATCGAAGGTTTATCTAGTCTTTATGATTATTTAGTTGATCTAGAGGAAGATTTAAACACAGAATTTAATTTTGATCCCGTCGCATTTGCTTGTGAATATTCAGAATATGAAAACTTTCAAGAAATAAAAGAAAATTATAACTCTATTGAAACAATTCAAGATTTAGAAAATAATACTTCTATAATTCCCGTTGTTGGAACTGATAGATTAATAATACAAAACTTCTAAATTAATCTTTTTACAATCTACAAAAGCCCTCTATAATTAGAGGGTTTTTTTATGTCCACAAAACCCGAAACGCTTTTTTATAAACAGATATTTAGAGAACTAAAACAAGTATTTTGGTCAAGAATTGAGAACAGACACGGCGGCGGCATTCCCGATTTATACGGCGTTTATAGTGGTTTTTCTTTCTGGTTAGAGTGTAAAACAATAATAAAACAAAATAGAATTAATATTAGCCCCTTACAAATATCTTGGAATTATAAGAACTTTCAAGAAAATCCTAATAACTTTTATATTGTCCAAGCACCGCGACGCAAGATTATAAAACTATACGACGGTAACAAAGGGCGCGAACTCTTAGAAAATGGTTTTGAATATCCTAGTTCGTTAGAATTTAAACCGTCGCAATATTCTTTATTATTAGATTTTTTAACCGCGAAAAAATAACCGCGATCCGCGATCACAAAACATTTAAAATGTCAATGCGACCAATTGTCGCACCCTTCGGGTGCTACTATATCTTGTGTCAATGCGACAAATTATCCTACTACATCTAGTATGCGACAATATGTCGCACCCCCTTCGGGGGGTCTATATCTTGTGTCAATGTGACATATCGTCGCAGCCCCCTTCGGGGGCATACTATATCTTGTGCCACGGTCCGCGTTCCATGTACCATATATTGTGTCAATGCGACCAATTGTCGCAGCCCCCCTTCGGGGGGTACTGGATCTGGTATAAATAAAGTTATCCACAGTTAATTATAAGGCACGATAATTAAAAGTTTTAAAATCTTATTTTCTCCTATAAAGATAGGATAACAAAAAAAGAAAGAAGGATAATATGACTAACTTATACAAACCATTCGAAGACAAATTCAAACAATTCGGTTTTGAATATAATCGCGCTGAAGATTTATATGACGCAATGAGAACTATTCACAGACTTGTTGGCTCTAGAGATTATGGGAATATTAAAACCATGGATCAAGATGTATTAGGCTCAGCCCTTATCGATATTGCTTCAGCATTTGGAAAGCTTGAGGGTCGCGGAACTTCTCACACATTCACAAAAGACGGAAAACGATATTGCATTAAATAACTGTCAATAGGTCATAGTGTCGCACCCCCTTCGGGGGGTGTTTTTTTATGCGTGTCAATAGGACAAATTGTCGCACCCCCTTCGGGGGTACTACATCTTGTGCCGCGTTCCGCGGTGCACCTACTACATATAGTGGCTGTGGATAACTCGCCCCCCTTCGGGGGGTACTATATCTAGTAGCTAGGATCTTGGTGCATACTACATATGGTATGACATAGTGTCGCACCCCCTTCGGGGGCCCCCCTAAATAGTATAATGGGACTCCTACATAGTTGCGCGTAACACTAATCCAGACATACCCACACCCCTAAATCTGTACGAATGAAAATATTGATTATCCCATAAAAATATTATATAAAATTTTTCATAATGGTTTCTCAAACTGAAGTTCAACTTCAAGAACAACTAATTACCGAACATTTGAAAAAGCTTAATTCTGCGGAAAAAGGTTTTATCCCTTTTGTCAGACATGTTTGGCCAGACTTTGTCTCCGGTTATCATCACAAAAAAATTGCAAAAAAATTTGAGGACATACGGGATGGTAAAATCAAGCGTTTGATTGTAAACATGCCACCTAGACATACAAAGTCAGAGTTTGCTTCTTTCTTGTTTCCCTCGTGGCTCGTGGGCAATAATCCACAACTCAAGATAATTCAGACAACACACAATACAGAACTTGCTGTTAGGTTTGGTCGTAAGATGAAGAACCTTATTGACAGTCAAGTCTATCAACAAGTCTTTGATGAAGTCGCGATATCCGCGGACAGTAAAGCAGCGGGCCGTTGGGAAACAAACAAAGGCGGCGAGTACTTTGCAGCGGGCGTTGGTTCAAGTATCACGGGCCGTGGTGCAGACTTATTGATCATTGATGATCCACACTCCGAGCAAGACGCTCTATCCGAAACAGCTTTTGATAATGCCTACGAGTGGTACACCTCTGGACCTAGACAACGTCTACAACCCGGCGGCGCTATCGTTATTGTTATGACCCGTTGGTCCGTGAAAGATTTAACAGGCAGATTGATTGACGCACAAGCAAAAGAACCCAAGGCAGACCAGTGGGAGCTTATTGAGTTCCCGGCTATATTACCAAGCAACAAACCCATTTGGCCAGAGTACTGGGACATTGATTCATTGACCGCGACCCGTGCTTCCTTAACCGAGCAGAAGTGGCAAGCCCAATGGCAACAAAATCCTACCGCCGAGGAAGGCTCTATATTGAAACGTGAGTGGTGGCAAATATGGGAAGAAGATGAAGTACCAGATCTAATTCATGTCATACAAAGTTATGATACAGCCTTCAGTAAAAAAGAAACGGCGGACTATAGCGCGATAACCACATGGGGCGTGTTCAGTCACCCAAGTAAGGGAAATCCTCAAATAATATTATTAGATGCAGAAAAAGGAAGATGGGAGTTTACAGAGCTCAAAAAAATTGCTATGGATAAATATAAATACTGGGAACCGGAAACAGTTATCGTAGAAGCAAAAGCTTCTGGACTTCCGTTGACAGATGAGTTAAGATCAGCAGGTATACCTGTTGTAAACTTTACACCAAGTCGAGGGAACGATAAACATGTTCGGGTTAATTCAGTAGCCCCTATGTTTGAATCGGGCCAAGTATGGTGTCCGGACGAACGATGGGCACAGGACGTTATAGAGGAGTGTGCAGCTTTTCCATTTGGCGATCATGACGACTACGTAGATTCAACTACGCAAGCGCTCATGCGATACCGTCAAGGTAACTTTGTACAACTTCCCGATGACTACTACGACGAACCACGGATCACGGAACCAAGGGAGTACTACTAATGAGCATTAATTCAGAAACACTGAAAAAAATAAAAGAGCTTGAAAATAAAGAAGATAAAACTAAACGACAAGAAGAAAGACTTAAAAATCTTAAAGAATTTTTTGAAAAAAATAAAGAGAAAAAAATACCTAAAGTAAAACCAGAAGAAGATAAAAAAAACACACCGATAATACCTAAAGATTTTTTTAAAGGTAAAAGATTTGATTATGATAAAATGCCTTCTCCGTATGAAGGTCCTTTTAAGCCAAGAGGCGGTATGAGTCCGGAAGAACTTAGAAAATATTTTATGGATCAACAAATGAAAGATGGTGGCATGGTCAAAAAATACAAAGCAGGTGGATCAGTTAAAAAAAATAAAAGCAATATGATCACAACCAAAGGTTGGGGAGCATCAAGAAAAACATAATGAGTTACCAGTCGGCCGAAAACGCACACACCTCTGACTGGGTTAGTCGCATGGCGGTGAAAGCCGCCATCGCGATGGAAAAATAAAATGGTAGATAAAGTTACACAAGCAAATAAAAGAATAGCAGCGCAGTCTGCTAAAACAAGAAGTGGACCAGTAGGCACTAAGATGATGGAGATGATGGACGTTCCTTCATTTGCTAAAGGACTAACACCGCAAATATTAATTGATTTAGCAAAATCTAAAAATGTTATAACAAAAGAACAACAAGCAGATTTTAAAAATAGAGTAGGTAAAGATAGAACAGCACTAGCAGAATTTAATGAAATAGTGACAAAAGCTGATCAACCAAATCTTACATATAAAGGTCAATCGCCAGCACAAATAGAAATGCTAAGAGCAAAAGGTTTAACGCCGGCAACGTCAATAAATAAAACGGAAAGAATTACTTTGTTAAAAGATACAAATACTCTTTTAAATGAAGCGGCTGCTATGGACGCACCGAAAGAAGTAAAAGAAAAAACATTTCTTGAAGCCTTTAGAAAAAAGTTTGGAGACTTTGCTGACAATCCTATTGTAAGAAAAATTGCTAGTAGAGCTTTGATGATATTAAATGCTATTCCTACATCTGTAGATTTTATACCTATGGATCTTTTAGAACAAGGTATGGATATGATGGACGCAAAACCAGAGATGGCAGCAAAAGGTGGCATAATGAACATTAATGATATAACAAGACCTGTAGGAGTATAATGGCTATAGAAAAAGTAAACGAAGAGATTGATCTAGAGATAGCTCCAGATTCAGCACAAGAAATATCTACACCAATGATGGAAGGTGATGCGATGATCTTGGACGACGGATCAGCAATCGTCAATCCAATGGAAGACACATCTATGGAAGGTGCCTTCAATGCTAACTTAGCAGAACTAATACCAACAGATGAATTAGAATCACTTGCAGGAAGTCTGATGAGTGATTACGAATATGATAAAGATGCAAGAGCTGACTGGTTAAAAACATATACAGACGGTTTAGACTTATTAGGATTTAAATACGAAGACAGAACAAAACCATTTGCTGGTGCAACAGGTGTCACACACCCATTACTAGCAGAGACAGTTACACAGTTTCAAGCGCAAGCTTATAAAGAGTTACTCCCTCCCGAAGGTCCTATCCGCACACAAATAGTGGGTGAGATAACACCAGAGATTGAACAACAATCACAACGTGTGAAAGAGTTCATGAACTATCAAATTAGTTATGAGATGGAAGAGTACGATCAAGAGCTTGATCAAATGCTGTTTCATTTACCACTAGCGGGTAGTGCCTTTAAAAAAGTTTACTACGAAAGTGTACGAGGTAGAGCCGTATCAAAGTTTGTACCAGCAGAAGATGTGGTCATGCCATATGTTTCTACTGATATGGAATCTTGTGAACGTGTAACGCATGTCATTAAAACAATGGGCAATGAATTACGTAAGAAACAAGTAAGCGGTATGTACCGTGATATTGATGTGATGATGTCACAAGTTGATAACAATGATGCACAAGATAAGTACGATGAATTAGATGGGATTTCTGCGCCGCAAAACGCAGAGGACATAGTACTCTTAGAGTTTCATTGCGATTTGGACATACCCGGTTTCGAAGATAAAGACTCGCAAACAGGAGAACCTACTGGTATTAAACTGCCTTATGTTGTTACTGTTGACGAAGGATCGGGAAAAGTTTTGGCCATATACCGAAACTACAGAGAAGACGATCCTCTTCGAAAAAAGATACAATACTTTGTTCACTATAAGTTTTTACCCGGTCTTGGTTTTTATGGCTTTGGCCTTATCCACATGCTCGGGGGTCTCTCCAGAACTGCTACATCAGCACTCCGTCAACTCATTGATGCAGGTACGTTGTCCAATCTCCCTGCCGGTTTTAAGGCAAGAGGGTTGCGAGTTCGAGACGATGATCAACCGCTCCAACCCGGAGAGTTCCGGGATGTAGACGCACCGGGAGGCGCGATCCGCGAATCCTTGATGTTGATACCTTACAAAGAACCAAGTCAAACTCTTTTTGCTTTACTAGGGTTTGTTGTCGATGCTGGTAGACGTTTTGCGTCTATTGCTGATAACAAGATGGGCGAAGGCTCACAAGCAAATCCTGTAGGCACAACAATGGCAATCATGGAACGCGGCACGAAAGTGATGAACGCTATTCATAAACGATTACATTACGCACAAAAAGTTGAATTTAAATTATTATCAAAAGTCTTTGCAGAGAGCTTACCGGTTGAGTACCCTTATGCTGTTCGTGGTGGTAATCGTGTTATTAAACAACAAGATTTTGATGAACGGGTTGACATACTACCTGTTTCTGATCCGAATATTTTCTCTATGGCTCAGCGCGTTACTTTAGCGCAAACACAAATGCAAATGGCTACATCAAATCCGCAAATGCACAACATGCATGAAGCGTATAGACGTATGTATGAAGCACTTGGTGTAAGAGATATTGACATGTTACTTCCTCCTCCTCAACAACCACAACCAGAAGATCCCGGAATGGAAAATTCTAAAGCTTTACAGATGATGAAGCTACAAGCTTTTCAAGGACAGAATCATGCAGCGCATATAAATGCACATCAAGCCTTTATGAGTTCGTTTTTAGTGGCAAATAATCCACCAACCATGGGTATATTGCAAGCACATATCTCTGAACACATTGCAATGATGGCAAGAGAAGAGATAACAGCTAAAAATGCAGAGGCAATGCAAGAACAAGCAGCACAATTTGGTGGACAAGTACCACCAGAACTACAACAACAGTTTCAACAACAAAATGAAACAGAAATTGCAGAGAGAATTGTACAAATGACAGAAGAATTAGTGGCAGAAGAGCAAGAATATCTTGGTAAAAAAGATTCTGATCCACTTATTGACTTAAAACAACAAGAATTAACGCTTCGTGCACAAGAAATGCAGCAAAATAAAAACATTGCTGAACAAAAACTTGACTTAGACGCAGAAAAACTTAATTTTGAAGGTCAAAAACTACAACAAAAGGATGAAATGGACAAAGAAAAGCTACAAAGTCAAGAAGATCAAGCAGATCTTAGAGCAGAAGTAACTTTAGCAGGTCAAAGGGGGCGTAGTGGCAGTTAGTAGTAGAATAGCAAAGTTATTAGCTAAAAAATATAGAAAAAAAGACTTTAAAGTTGATGATTCTGCACAAATAAGAAAAGCTCTTGGCGGAACTAGAGTATCTACTTACGCAAAGGATGGAGGCTACATTGTTAAAAAAAAGAAAAAAGTTGTTAAGAAACGCAAAAAGTAAACCAAATCAGATTTTAGATAAAGTATTTGATTTTGCAGACCAACATACACAAGATCCAATGGCTCTTAGTGCATCGTTACTGGTTGTAGCAAAAACAATTTATCTAGATATATTGGGACCAGAACAAACCTCAGAAATGTTTTATGCATTTGCACAAGATTTAGAGAATCACGAATATATAAAGGAGACAGTGCATTAATGGCTCTTTGTAGGCATTGTGAACATGAATGTCACCATGGTAATGGCGGTAAATGCCATTGTGGTTGCTTAAATTGCGAACATGATGTAAAAGATGCATTACAAAAACTTGAGGAAGTTTTAGATCCAATAAAAGTGGTCGAGTT